CAGCTGTAGTAGTTCCCATACTCGCCACAGAGGTAAGCCATGTGACTGCCACAGTAAGGGCAGTCCATGTCTACGCTACTCATTGATCTTCAACCGATACATACGAGCAAACGAACGTAGGCTCCATTCCATTCTGTGCGGTATTTCCCACATGTCATGCGCTGCACGTAGGCTCTTGAGCCAAGTTACGTTCGGCGCTGGCATACCAATGCTATGACTCAGTACCTCAGTAAGGTCTGAGATATCGCGGCCTTCCATGTCTGGGGTGTAGTCCTCGTCTCGGATAGCCCATCCAATTGCACAACGACGGTTGTCCTCTCCGCGCAGAGCACACACTAGGGTTTGATTGTTGCAGTAGTCTTTGACTACAACAGATCTCTCAAAGCCCTGGCTCTTGAGCCCCGCCCAGGCCAAATCAAAGATGGCCTGCTGTGCTGCGGTATCGGTCGATTCCTGTGTCATGCTTCCCTAGTATGCGCAGGGTTGGACAGTGCCGTTACATCCACTCCGCCCTCACACCCAGCAGCTCTAACAACTGGGCTAGGTCGAGAGTTTCGAGGCTACCCTCAGACAGAACGCTGGGGTGATCTATTGACGCCGAAGGCAGGACCCACGCGGGTGAATCTAGCGACAGTAATACGGGGCCTGCGATTCCACTAGTCTGCCGCTTTCGAATTTCCTCCAGCAAGGCAGGCAGTGGAAGCAAGTCCAGACCTTCAGGTGTCTTAGTCACTCTGCGACTGCTTGTGCTTACGGTACGAAGCCATGAGAGCAGGGACATCAAGCCCCTGCAGCCCAGTTTCGAGGGAGGCGCGAACCACTGCGCCGAAGAGGGTGTCCTTCAGGCGCTGGTCGGCGTCCTTCAGGCGCTGGTCGGCGGGAAGCTCCGCGTACGGAACCATGCAAGGGTGGGTCTTGGCGTCCGCGTCCTTGACTTCACCATACACCCAACCGTCCTTGGCCTTGTGCTCCATCCAGCCCTCGTGGGACTGCTCCGGAGTCCTGTCGGGATCGGACGCGATGGCGATAACGCCATCGATAGCGGAGTCTCGCTGCCACTCCGGCGCGTCATTCCACGGCACCTGCGAAGTGTCACCAAGTGACTCGCAGTACGCGCGGTTGACCTCGTGAGCCATGCGAGCGGCCTCGCATACGGCGGTCATAAACTCCACGGCGTCCATAAAGGAAACATTGTCAGTTGTCTTAGTCATTTCAGTCATTACATTTACGGGGAGTCTATCAACTCCCACGGTCAGTCTTTGTAGGGTCTCAGGGGACAGCTCGTAGCTTGTTATCTTGAACGCCGCGTCTGGTGGCGTTTCAACCTTCTTGCGAGTCCACATATCGTCGTTCGGGTCAGGCACAACATGATCTGGGTCGGGGACAGGAGCCTCTGCCTGCACACGTCTGCGTACGTCGAGACGCGGATCTGCCGGGTAGGGAAGCCGCTCGTAGGACTGAACCGTCCCAAACGGCTCAGCACGCTCGCGGATCTCAGCTTCCGTAGCCGCCTCCCTATCGCCCCGAAACCTCTCACGCGCCTCTGGCGTCTTCATAGGCGTAATGGGGTACCAACTTACGTCAACTTCGATCGTACCTGCCGACCGATTGGCGAACTTCACCCAGTAGAAAGTCATCACTTAGCTCCTGTCACTCAGCACACTGGCAGGTTTCATCACTGGACTGATCCAGCGATGGGACCGCGTAGAAACGGTAGATCTGTATACCAACCAAGATGGTAAAAGACACCACAAATACAGCCCCCGAAAGTACCAGCAGAGGGCGGTAGGCATTGAGGACAAAGGCGACGAGCAGCCTGTGCCACTCACTCATCGTCACCTCTAGACTTGAGGTACGACTCGTGAATTACAAGCGCCTCCAGGGGGGAATACCTCCTCATGCGCAGGTCCCCAAACCACGTCGTGGTGGTAGTCGGTGTAGACTGGTTCAAACCATTTGACGCCCACACTGAGAAGGCGGGCGTAGTCATTCTTGTTGAGCTTGCATACGGTCAGCAGGGGGCTGCCGCTCTTCAGCCGCACCACGTCGCCAACATTGAGAGTTGTCTTTTCTTCCGAAGCCATGATCTGTTCCTTTGTGTTGTTAGATCGCACCGGTAGTGCGTTTACAGGTGAGTTGCTCTTGTACGGCGCATTCCCGCGCCAAGCACTCTCCGGCGGGAGTTTGCGAAGGGTGAAGGTGGGGGCGTCCTCCGGCCACCGCCAGTTAGTATCGCGCCCAGCACCAGGCTGTAGGCCCCCGAACTTGTAAGGACCCTCACCGTTAATTTCAGCAAAACAAGTGAAGGTGGTAGACGTGGCCTCGACAACTTCCGCGTCCTGCCAATGTACGATGTACCTGAGAGACACGTGACCCTGGAAAGGCTCCTCCCTTGTCTCCGCCCAACGGACCTGAACTACGTCCCCAACCTCAACGGGTCGGCGTGTATCTGTCGTGCTCACTGCGTGCTCCTCGTCCAGCCGATACAGCCCCGGCAGGGTGAGTTTACAGCGTCACCGGGACGTAGCCCGGAACCTGTGGTCGGGGTTCTGCCGCAGGAAGTAGATGAAGCGGTGACTGTCCACCTCAAACTGGAATTGGCCCTCCCTGTCGAGCACCAGGAGACGATGAGAGGTAGTGTTGTTACCCTCCACCTTCTCCAGAGCCTGCAGAACCTCAAAGCGGTGCCCCAGCCCAAGACTGTCCACACGACTCTGTGCGGCACTCACGGGGTCTTTCTTCTCGAAAAAGGTAACTTCAGGCCCGTACTTCTTACACTTGCCGAAGAATCCACCCAGAACTCGGGTGAATTCGTCGTTTGTGCGCTTGTCCCTCACCCGGAGGGTCCAGAACATACGGCCACTTGTCTTGGTGCGTGACGGGATAGCTTCCTGTACCTCCAAGATGGAGTCGAGTCCCATCTTTGTAAGCCGCTGGTTTGCCTTCACCACCTTTGCTTGGCGCACTTCCTTCCCAGGAAGGGGCAGCTCAGCCCGGCTGTTGTCTCGCCGGGTTAGTGGTGGAGCCTCTTCTGGCGAGGAGGGCGGCAGCGAGGAGGTTTCCCGGAGTTCGAGGGTCCATTTCGCTTGTCCACAATCCCATATCCGGGTGTAGCCCGCGTCTACCCCCGACGACCCGGGGTACTTCATGCGATGGAGCGTCTCTGTTCCGTTGGTCCACTTGAATGAGGGGTACTCAGACACCTTGGTCCAGCCTTGGGCCTCCAGGTGAGATCCGTCTCCATACCTACGGTCCACGAATGTTTGGATCACAGCGGGGTCATAGTGGTTGATGACGTGGCGCAGCAGCCTGCTCCACCCACCGGGGACAGAGTGACCTCCCCGAGTACAGAACCGACTGATGTCTAGAAGCTCACCTACCTGCACCCACCTCACCTGCATGGCGCACAGGGTCTCCCCTCGGTACGACAGTGAGAAAACCTGACCGGAACCCCTGCCCATGAGGTGATGAGTATCGAAGAACTCAGCACTCCCAGGAACTATGGTACATTTCCGCGCTCCTGTTGTGGTACTCTTCCCTACCGCGTGGCCCAGGATGGAACGTACTGCCTCAGTCCTGAAAGTGATCTCATCTGACCGAAAGAACAAAGGGCGGTACCCCAGTGCCTCGAACTCTCTCCTGCGGTGCAGGTGGTGGTTTCGTCCTTTCCCCGTAGCTTCTGAGTGGAAGTACAATCCGTCGCACTCGATCACCACGTCGTAACCAGGAACCAGGAAGTCGGGGCGTAGAGTGGACCCGGGAAGCTCCTTGTTATGAATGTAAGGCACTCCCAGGTCTGTAAGAAACTGGGACACTACATTCTCGATGACGGTGCCCGTACCACGAACCAGGTCTGGTACCTTGGCAGTCCCACAGTTAGCCACCAACGCCCGTGCATAGGTGTTGGATATCCCGTTGGCAGCCGCCCATTCATCGATGGGCTGACCTTCAACGATAGTGGTCAGCCCTTTATCGATGAAGGCCTTCTTGGTGAGGGAAGACCGCTCCTCTGATGTTGGACTGAAAAGTCTGTCGGGGTTCTTCTTTAGCTCACGGATGAATGCAGGGCCACTGTAGGTAAACTCACAATCACGGTTGGTGTCCACGATGGTGAAATGGTACGTGGTCTTTAGAACCTTACCCTCAGTACTGATGCGAGCGGTCTTCTTGTTCAGGTCGAGCACCTGGTACGTGGAGGGTTTCAAGGCGTCTGTTTTTGCCTGAAGGCGGGTAACAGCTCGGTTCCTCTCCTCATCTGAGGTGGGGATCTCTTTCACGGAGGTCTTTGACGCGCTGGGGGTGCGGATCTCGTAGGTAGGACTGTCCCGCAAGTTCTTGATGACCTTCATCAGGTTCTTACGCAGAACCTCTTCCCCCGTAGCCAGGACACGAAGCCGGACCCCAAGATTTGTCCCTGTGGAGGGGACCACCTCCACCACTTGGTACTTACCAGGACGCAAGCTGTCAAATACCTGTTGGTAATGCAGCACTCTGTGCTTTAGTTGTGTGGCCATGGTACTGCTACATAGCTCAGTAGCAAGGAACAGCAACTGGAAAGTGCAACTTTGGTGGTTAAAATGATAAAACCCCCTTCGAGACCTTCTCGAAGGGGGTTCACAAGGACTTGACCCATTTGGCTTGACCGCAGTCGTAGAGCCGGTCGTACCCGAAGTCGTACCCGGTTTTGCCGCGGAACTTGGTCCGGGCGTACCGCTCTAACTCTCCTTTGACCCAGGAGAACGAGGGCTCCGGAGGGTCCTTGCTCTTCTTTACCCACCCCTGCTTGCTGAGGTAGCTGCCGTCGCCGTAGCGAAGGTCGATGAAAGTAAGGACGGACTTCGCAGATGGAAAGGCTTCCCGCACACCGTGTGTGAGGAGCCGAGAGAAACCACCCACGACGGAGGTGCCCATGGCGGGGGAAAATCTGGCCACTTCCAGCAGCTGATCCTCCTTACTCTTCCACTTGAGCTGCATCCCAGCTACGGGTTGGCCCTGGTGAAAGAGGCCGAAGGAGGAGCCCCGACCACGCCCCATGAGGTGATTCGTGTCGAAGAACGACGGGCTCAACTCAGCGAACTCAAGCTTCCGGGCAAAATGCCGGGCTGTGGATTTGCCCAGGTGGTTCATCAGGATGGAGCGACAGATCTCAGGCTTGTGGGTAAGCTCGTCGGACAGAAAGAAGAACGGACGAATTCCCCGCTTGAGGTAGCGAAGTCGCCTGTCCCGATGGTGAAACATCGCCTTTTTGCGCGCTTCTGCCTCGGGCAGATCTGCGTACCGTGACTCCAGGGCGAACATGAACCCGTGCCAATAGTTGCCCTCACACTCAATAGCTACGTTGTGGTCGGGAAGGTAGAAGTCCGGCCGCATCTTGCTGCCGGGCAGTTGAGAGTCGTGGACGTAGGGAAGCCCTTCTTCATGGAGCCACGACTCTACCAAGGCCTCAATGTTCGTCTTACCACGGTTGCACGTGGCCACCAGGCCCTCGACGTCACCAAGGTTCCGCATGTTGGTGCGAAGGGTGATTGGCGACACCTCAAGGAGGTCCGCAAGTTCCTGAAGTGAGCGTCCCCCAAAGACCTTGGTGGTCCCGTTCTCACCCATCTTTGCCTGCCGGGTCTGCGCTGATGGTGCGAACACAAACTCCGGGTCGGAGCGTAGCTTCTTGAGGAACTTCTGCGCGGGGGCGGTCACCTCACGGTCGTCTCGCTGGTCCAGCACACGCAGGTGGACCATGGGCTTGCCGTTTCGCCTGTCTTTTCTGTCGACCTCCAGGAGCTTCAGGTGCGGCGCCTGGCTGTCGAACATGGCCTGGTACCACTCAAAGGAAGATTGCGAAGGGAGCCCAACCTTGGCAGGGAGCCGGCTCCGGTTGAGGCCCATGTCCTTCGAGATGGAAGAAATAGACTCCCCCGACGCCCACCTCTTGATGACGGTACGCGACAGCTCATCCGAAGTCTTTTCTAGCAACCCGTGAAGCACGGACCCAGGGGCGCAGGGCTCGAAGGCCGCGTCCCGGTAGACGGCTAGAGGATCATGGGGAGGATCGAAGTAGAAGTCTGGATCGGAGCCTTGCCCCAGAAGGTCTTTGAGGGGGACTTTCTCGATGCTCTCGGCCTTCAGCGATAAGGCAACTACCATGCAGGTGTCGTCGTCCCGGTAGGACGCGGAGAGGACCCTGAAACGACCCTTACCGATGGTATCGTCCAGCTTCTCCTGGCAGAGATCTTCCAGGACACCCTGGTGTTTGAACTGGTGGTAAGGGTTGACCCGAAGGCTATAACCCAGCTTGTGACCCCTTTTCTTGAAACTCCTTTTGTTGGAGTTGTCATAGAGGAGCCAGTAATCACCTTTAGGGTGAGGTAACACCCTGAGAAGCCTGAACCTATTATCGTGGGGATAGGTGGCTAACAGCTTTCTTGCTTTCTTTAACTTTTCTGAGGGCATTATGCCTCTCCCGTTCGGTCTCGTTAGATCTGCCGTTACCAGGGTCTTTACAGGTCCGTACGTAGGAAAGTCGCTTTAGCTATGAGAACAAGGCTTTTCTTAGTGATTTCAGCTAGTTATCAGGCTTTTAGGATCGACCACTACCAAGCTCTTTTTATGCCTTAAAAAGAAAAGCCCCGTTCGCACTGCGAACGGGGCTTTTCTCAATGGTTTCAGCTAGTTATCAGACGCGAACGCCACGATCACACGCTCGGCCATTGACGATCAGCTGCGATTGGATCTGCTCCATGAACCAACCACGACGCGCACGACCCAGGTTGTACTGGTCGATCGCCCTGGAATCCAGTTCCTTGCGCTGGAGAATCGCGCCAAGCGTCACGGGTGACGCGGTGACGTAAACCTCACCAGGCTGCAGGACCTGCAGGGTGTCGTAGCGGAAACCGTCTGTGATGATTTCCATGCCGAGCATGGAACCAAGACGACCCTCAAGGATAAGCTCATGCTTGTGGACCTGGTCCCACCAAGCAACAAAGTCGGCATCTGCGATGATGTCATCCCAGATGTCGAAGCTGATGAGCATGGTGGACGCCGGGGTGCCCCAGCGGTTGACCTGGGTACGGAGCGTGGTCAGCACGGACGGGTTGAACGTTGTGAACATCACAAGCTCGTTGAACGTTGTGCTGGCCTGGTTGAGAAGCGCGCGGGTGATGAGGTCCTCGCGGCGAAGAATCGCCTCAAGGCCGTCCTGGAACTTCGTTGTTTGTTACTGATCAGTAGTTGGACCGTATAAATCCAACCACTAACCGGGAAGGTCATTTCTGCCTTCCTCTGCAGTTTCATGTATAGCTGCAGACCAGACTATATCTTCTACCAAGTTGGGTTCCTTGGCAGTGCCGCCCCCTGCTACGAGGTCTCCCCCGTTAGCAGCCGAATTATCGTCATGTCGTCACCAGCACTCTAGGGCTTGTTACCCTGCCCCAGGGTGCCTCCGATTTAGACTTTCGGTAGTCGTTACGCACACCTGACAGTTTCCCGTCAGGCTTCACTCGGTGTGGCCTTGCCTGTTCCACCAGGTTCAAGGTTTCCACCGATTTCGCGGCATTTGCTAACATCCTATTGCTAGAATGAGACGAGTTAGTTGAACTTCTCGTCGAGAATGTCCGTCGAGGCCTGCTCGATCTCCTTGTCCTCAATGAGGATGAAGGCACCGAGGTAGAACTCTGCCGGGTAGACCCACGGCTGACGGATGCGCTGCTCTTCGATCGCGCTGTCGCTGGTGAACTGGTACGCGACCACGTCCTTACGACGAACACGAACACGACCGGTCTGTCCCTTTGCAAGCGGGTTCACCGCCAGAAGGCGGCGGCTGAAGCCCTGGCGACCCAGGGTCTCCCCATTGATGTTACGCTGCACATTTCTGTTGCAGCCTGCGTCTTCATTTATTCACGCAGATCGGACTATATCTTCACCCCTCGTAGAGGGGGACTGGTACATAGTCTCTACACCTTCCCTGCACTGATTGCTCGCGCGCACAGCGTTCAACCCTCACGGGTATCGGGCTCGGCTCGGTATTGTCTAAGGATAGTGGGCGGTAGCTTATAGTGCATGGAATCTACCATGCAGACATAGGGGGCAGCGAGGTTCCAGAACTCTTCTTGAGACTTTGCCCGAAGGTTTAAGTACCAGTATTGGTTCTGGCGCTGGATGCTGAAACTGAGGTTGAACCTATCGTAAAGACAGGCAGCAAGTGCTTCGTTTTCAACAAGTGAGTATGCGTGAGTGGCGAACACAACCTCCCAACACTTTGCTGAGGTGTCGCGAGATTTGTCTGATCTTCCCTTCCACTTCAGACTTCCGTCATCCATGTACCATATGGCCAGCCCGAGAGGACTGAGGGAGTTTACTAGGTGCCTGTCCACTGTTCGTCTTCCTTCGAAGTATAGACGATGTCTCAGTTTACCGAACAATGGGTGTGCTTTCGCACGCAGTCTCAGTACGTCATAGCTACCGCTAACGTAGCCTTTGCCATTTGGATAGTTGTACTTGGAGTAGGTGGTCTTACAGACCTGATTGAGGATGTCACATTTGAAATCCATCAAGTCCGTACTGTCAGCTTTGTGCTCAATGAGCACAGATGCTGTGTTTTTACCACTGGCCTCTAAGTGTGCGTCTCCGAGAGCCATCCCAATGATGGCGCCCTTCAACTCTTTTCTATTCATCTGACCACAGATTTTCACCGAATTCTCCAGTATTTGTCATGCCCATTGCTGGACAAGGATCCTAGGAGTTAAGATCTCCTCGGAGAGAACCTCTCCGAGAACCTCAAGCTTGGTGTTTGACCGGTCGTAGTAAGCTTCCCGTACCTGAGCGAGGCGCTCCTGCATGACCTCGGGGGACGCGTGACGTTCCATCACGTTACCCTCGCGGCTCTGCTGAAGCACGTTCGCGACGACCTGCATAAGCTCCTTCTTGGAAGAAGCGTTTAGCTCGCCATTGGAACCGAACGCGGGACCTGAGCTGAGAAGCTGACGACCAGCGACACGGATACCTCCACGGAGGCCATCCTCGGAAGTCGCGGGGACGTCGGGCTGCGAACGCAGGACCTTTACGCCGGGACCAGAAGCATAGGGGTTTGCCATTACTATTTCCGTTTCTTGGATTCGGTCTCGCCTTGCGGCTCAACCTCTTCCGGATTTTTGGTAACGGGTTCGGTGTGGTCTTTCTAAACCACAAGTGTGAGAACCCACTACCGGATTGTTAGCGGTTAGTAGTTACCTTATTCAGTTTTCAAGGTCGGCCAGCTGGTCAGCTACCCCGTGGTAGCTGGTGGCCTGTTTTGGGTCTGGGTGCCCAATGAGGCTGCGGTTTATTTGGGGAGGCCATCCTTGGCCTGAAAGGTAACGTAAGGCTTTGCTTCTGGTGACCCAGCGCCGTCAAGCACTGAATCGGTGGCACTGTTGTGCCTGAGACTGGAGGACGTTGTAACGTCCCGATGGTTAAAGTATAACACCGAAACCAATTGTTGTTATTCAATGGTTCCGGTGTGTTGAAGAACGCGGGCTTATAGGAAGCGCTTTACAGCCTTGTTGTGGAGGGACCAGAGGCCGTCTTCCACGAACTTGCGACCCACGACGTGTAGGCCAGCGGCGGCTCCGGAAAGCTCCGGCATGACGGTGAGTGTCTCGCTGGAGTCGGCGTAATCCACCGTGGCTTCGACGGCGGAGCTGACAGGGTCGACGGTGGTCGTGGTGATCGCCCCATCTTCCGTGTGCTCGCTCGCGTGGTAGGGAAGCTGGTAGGCTCCGTCTACAGGGGGCGCGTGCTGGGTGGGGTGGTCGATGGTGATGGGCATGCTACTTTTCCTTTGCTGGGTTTGCCTTGCCTGAAACTGAGGTGGCGAACGCCTGGCAGTATGAGATCAACTTGGGAGCGACTCGATCTAACTGAGTCGCTTTCTTCTCTGCTTCGATGAGTGACTTTTTGGCCTTGTTGGACATCGCGAGATAGAGGGAGATCTTGATGAGCAGCCGCGTGAAGTTCTTGTGGCCACTCTTACCCAGGTAGGAGAAGTTCACGGGCACTTTCTGCGGCTCCAGGGAGCCTAACTCGGACTTCCCCACTGCGTAGTGGGCCTCGAACGACTCGAAAATACTCTCCAACTGGTCCAGGTACTTGACTTCAATCTTGGAAGGTAGGCGAACCTGCGACAGTGACTCCCACGCCTGCTTGAGGAAGCTCTGCACGCGTTGGTTGTGTTCCGCCACGGACCCTGAAGAGACCTGCGACGCTTCTTCTGCCTGCTTCTGGACGGTTTCTGCCAGCCGCACTAGCTCATTTGTGTAATGCTGGGACATTAGCTACTACGCTGTACAATGGAACCGTCGTTCAAAGTTGTATCTGTGACGAAGGACCCCGCAGAGACTGAAGCAAATGTCGCTGTGGCAGGGGTATTCCCTACAGAGATCTGGCTTCCGCTAACTGTACCCAGTGTAGGCGTGGTAGCGTAAGAGATGCGACCACCCTCTAGGGAGCGGGCTCCGTCTACCGCTGTATTAAGGGTCCATCCAGCGTAAATCTGGATGTTCGCACCGTCTGACGCCTGTACGCCGTTTGTGACAGAGTCGATCACAGTGCCGGTGCCTACCCATACTGTGGCCCTGGCCCCCTCGCACTGGATCGCCGATACGAACGCACCCTGCGTGTTGTTCACACGGCTGGCGACGCCAAGGGGCGGGGTAGCTCCTGGAGCTTGGACGCCGAATGACACATGGATAGCTTCGTGCTCGAAAGCCGAGTCTGCGATCGCGCGGATCGGACCGCTGTGGATGTTCCCGGCAATGAAGTGCCTCCCAGAGAAAACCACATACCTAGGGGACACAATGAACCCACGAACCACTCCAGTTGAGTTTAGCCACACAGGGAAGTGGGCGTCGTAGTTGAGTCCCCACCCCAGCCACTGAGTATCGGTGTCAGTGAGGGAACTGGATAGTGCTGCCATGGACGAGCCTGACCCGAGCAACAACTCACCACCTGAAATGTACCCGCGACTAAACGCCCCGGCGTAGGTTATCTCGCACCCAATCAACCCCAGCCTGGCACCCGCGCTGAAGCGTAGGTCTTGCGTTGTGGGTGCTAGGTGGGTGTTGATAAGGCGGAACCCTGAGGAGAAGTCACCATAGGGAGGGGAGGTGCTTAGGACGTCAGAAGACGCTACTAGGGGTGCGTCTACGGGAGGAAGGATAACGTTACCCGCGTCAGGCTCTACGATTCTGTAGGTATCACCTGGCGCCACTGCAGCGCTGAAGAGCGCAGCGGGGTAAATGGCAGTGGTGGTGTTTCGTTCAACAGTTCGCCGATCCCCGGCTGCGGCCCCACTGAGGATTTCAATCGTCTTGCCCCGGAAGGCGTTGTCGGTAAACCCAGTGCCGTCTACTAGTGTGTTGTTGCTTCCTGCCCCAGCAGCTGTCGACGACAGCAGCTCTGCGAACTCACTGAAGTAGATCTCAATCTTCGCGTTTGAGGTGAACTGACGATAGACAGTTGAGGACCAGGAGTAGCCTGCACCCGGGTGAGGGGCAACATTCACGACTACATCGTGGGCAACTAGATCGGGAACCCTGTTCCATACCTCATCGATTGAGGCTAGCGGCTCCAAGCGACTGCCAGAATTTGCGTTGTTTCCTGTGGATGCATCAACAAAGAGCGTGATAGCCCTTGAGGTTTTGGTCATCTGGTTTGACAGTGGCAAGAATTCACCTGCATTGTCTCCAGAGTTCCTGTTCTCGGACGCAAACCACGAAACCAGTCCAGCGGCCTCTAGGGTTGCTAGACGGGAACGAACTTTCTCCACCTCGTCAACTCGAACGTCCAGTTCTTTGGTCTGTCCTGGCTTGAGGCTGCCGATAGTCCCACCAACCGTTACTACACTGGCTGTAGTGTTGCTTATTGTAAGTAGCATTCTTATCTCCGATCAACTCGAATGATGGTACTACCATCAGCCGATATAACAAAATCTCCGTAGTTGCTCAGATCAACCGAAAATTGTGCTTGAACGGGAGTTCCCTCGCCCACTTCTATTTCAGTTGTCGCGGTTACTACAGCTCCGCTGTTGTAGTAAATGCGTGAACTACGGTTCAACTGGACCCCAAGATCTGCAAGAATCTGTGTCGTCCCTGCGATGGTCCCCACAGCCCCTTCAATCACTCTAAGACCAACACCGTTGGTTGGTGCGCTGAGAATAGCCTCCTCGATGTAGATCTCCGAATCGGGACCAAGAGCGGAGGCGGCGGCACCGCCATCATCGACATTTGTGATAGTGATCTGATCGTCAGGCAGGTAGACCTTGCCATTAACAGCCAATCTTCCACCAATAGCGCGTACCCCCGACGCGTAACAGTTCCCCCCACGCAACTCAACGTTTGAGCTAAGAGATACTAGTCGGGGGCCCACAAATGCGTAGAGCCAGCATCCGCCAATCTTGGCTTCCCTAGACACAAATATGACGTTGGAATATATTCCCCAACCTACCCAGGCTCGCGGGGACACATTGGCCAGACGTTGGCCTATGTCAGCTAGTTCTTCGTACACTTGCCCAGGTTCCCCTCCTGGAGGTCCGAACACGCGATCGATGCCGGCTGCAAAGTGCCCTTCGAAGAATCCCCAAAAGGATCCAGAGTCGTTGACCTCGCAACCAAAAACACGCACGGGGTGAGAGTGAATAGCGTACACAAAGGGAGCGGGGTTAAAGATGAAGTTGACGAAGTTGATGCTGGGATGGACTTCGTAGTTGGATTTGAAGCCGTAGTTGATGGACTTGACATTACCCTTTGCCACGAACCAACGTCCCTGCGGCTCTAACCTCGCCACGTCAATGACGGTAATGGGCTCCAGGATACGAAATGAAACGCCAGGACTGAGAGATCCAAACAGCTGGCAGAAACTTATCTCAGAAGTCGTGTTTGACTTGATGGTGCGTCTAAACCCACGGTTGTCACCTGATGTGATTTCAATGGTCTTTCCCCTGAACTCATCCTCAACCAATGGCGTGTCAGAGACAAGCTGTACGTGAGTAGTTCCTGCTTGGGCAGTTCCTGTCAGGAGTTCATTGAACCCATCGTTATGAGTTCCCCCTGAGTCTGCAACGATGTCCACACTATGGTGGTATACTCTCTCACGGAACTCAGGGGGAATGTACCCATCTTCAGCTATTGAATGAGGGGCCACGTGTATTACCACAGGGTGGGCCACGATATCCGGAATTCGTGACTCAGCCTCTACGAGAGAGGAGAGAGGTGCGGATTTGCTCCCTACCGCTGTGTCAGACCCGCGACGAGCATCCACCCATAGATGCAGCGGCCCTTGAGTTTTAGTGGCCAATGCCTGTGCGGGTAGGAAGTTGGTGTCTTCAGACTCAAGCCTCCAAGAAAGCAGGCCTAGCCGCTGAAACTCGTTCAGTGAATCCTCTACCTGCTCAAGGAAGGCTACGGTAATGGGTCGGCGTATAGTCTTCCCAGTGCCAAGGACGCCCAAAGGCGAGCCCAGGTTGAGCGTACTCGCAGTTCTGCTCTCGACTACAACTATCATAGAACATCCGCAATCGTGCTGAGCCAGGTTGTGTCCGTTACCCTGCCCGCTGAATCAATGGCAGCCCATGTAAGGTCGGTAGCCCCAAGCCTAACGTCAACACCCCCATTGCCGAATACAGTTTGAACACCATTCACACGAAGATGGCACCCCTCCCTAGCGAGGATAACCCGGGTGTTTGCAGTAGGAAGTGTGTTTTGTGTAACGTCCCAAGGAGCTACAGTCAGCATTGAACTAGCGATGGAGGTTGACGTTGTCATGGACACGTTACTACAATCAAACACGTTGCTGGAGATGTGAGCCACATCCAGTTTGAGAGTCCCAGTGAAGTTCGCAGTGCAGTTGAAAAGGTGCACGTGCCCCCGCAGTAGTGGCGTTACCCCATTACCAGATAGGCATATCCACACCGTATCTGACAACTCAAGCCGTACATTTATCAATGCAGCGCCACGCGTCCAAAGCGTGTGTTGCCCGTTAGCGAGTGTAACAGCGCCGCTTACCACTCCCTCCAGCTGGACATCCGACCCAGAGTTTAGGGAAGCCAAGGCTCTCGTGGTTATCACCCCTGTCGTATTTTGGATACTGGAGCACCAGGTTCGCCAGAGACCAGACTCGGTGGAATTAAGTCCTACCTGCTCTAAGCCAGACAGAGGAAGCGCTCCCACAGAGCCCTTACTCAACTTAAATGAAGAACCCTGAGTCAGCTGAACAACCCCTGAAGAAGAACTCCCTCTCCCGGCCGAGCCCACCAGATCGATATCACAGGGTCCGTGCGTAACCAGCGATTCGAACTGAAACCCCACAAGGAAAAGTCTATACCCGGGACTTGTCGATAGACCCAGGCTGCCCACCTTCACAGTAGGTTCGACTATGTAGAGTCTGTCGGTAGTTTGGGGTGTAGTGGAGAACAGCGCATTTGCATGTGTTTGAATTGTAAGCGTCTGTCCCAAACCCTCGTGGGCCACAACACACCCACGCCACTTTTCCTCGCCTGACACGCCATCGAAGCAGCGCACCTGCCTACAAGTATAAGTGTTGTCTGCTTCTGCAAAAGTCCCAGGGTTGAAGGTATAGATGAAGCGACGATCCCTAGTCTCAGTTGCGACGGGTGTCAGTGGTCCCTTCAAAACATCAAACCTGGGGTCTGTTGTTGAGTTGACTGAATCTGACCAGCTGGCGATGTAGATGCTTCCCCAGTACGGGACCTGGCTTGTCCCAAAATCCAGGTACCCGCCAAGGCTACTGATTTGGCTGGGGGTCTGTAAAGTCACGAGAGGACCCAGATCGTAGGGGGCTTTTACCCAAATGACGAAAGCTTTCTCAGGAGACGACGCCGTGAGTGCTAGGATAGGGACATCGGCAAGAGCCCTCTCTATCGTTTTGTAAGGGTCACTTTGTGTCCCCCTACCCTCAGCATCACTGCCGTCAGCGGCCACGTAGCGCGCGGCGGGAACAGTCTGTAGCTGAGAAAGGACAAGTGATTCGAATTCGTCGTCTTCTGTTGTGGCCGTGTTTCTAACGTTGAAGTCTATTACTCCACGTGATCTGAGTGCTATGAGCGCGGTTGAGGACGCGTCCAACTCCGTTGAGGTCAATACGTACTCCCTCACACCACCTGCGGGCAAGGTACCTAGGTCTGCATTGATGGATACAGTAGACGAGCTTGTATTCTGTACGTACAGCAGCGGCATACACACAAGATAACTGGCTGGAACTGGGTGAGTTAGCCCATCCGTCAACCCTGGGCATAGTAGAGAGTATGGAGATTTCGTACCATGGATGAAGTTACACTGCAGACGGTCAGCAAGGCGGCATACTGGGCCATCAAGCACCACGATGGCCAGTGGCGCAAGGGAGGCGACGGTCCTCCCTACGTGACGCACTGCGCCCGCGTAGCAGAGACCGCAGCCCGCATGCTGGGAGACTCGTCTCCCAGACAGATGAATGGCAGACACGCCATCCAGTGTGTGGCGTGGCTGCACGACATCGTGGAGGACACTGCTGTCACGATCGAAGAGATTCGAGCGGAGTTCGGCAACACGATCGCAGAGAGTGTCGAGGCTCTGACTCTCAACGACGAGGAGCAGCGCAACTGGGAGCTGAAGCTCAAGTCGCAGATCGAGGCGGTGCAGAGTGCAAGCCACATCTCTGTTCCCATGGTCAAGCTGGCGGACAAGCACTGCAACGTGATCGACCTGGTCACCATGCCTCCGCCCAACTGGTCTCCAGAGAAGGTACTCGGATACGCAAATAGCTCTCTTCAGGTGGCAATGGAGTGCTACAAGTCGCTACTGGAGACTACTATCTGGGGTGTGTTTTCTATCAACCCGGAAGAGATCGAGGCTGTTCTGGAGGAAATGAAGGCGGCACACAAGGCCCTGGCCATTTCCCTTGTGAAGCACGTAGCGGAAGGGGTTGCGTGATGGAACCGGACGTAGCGGACAAGATCTGGCCCATGGCTTCCCCTGAGACAGTTCGTGAGAGCTTCAGGTCACTGAAGCTCTCAGAGGAAGTCACGAATATCCTGGTGGATATCTACACAGAGGTCCATGACGGAGTCCGTGAGTTCCTCAACCAGGACCTCTACTACGTGAACTCGGTAACCAGCAGTGAACTGGCTCCGCCTGGGTTGACCCGTGAGCCCCCGTCAGCTGAGAACGCCCTTCAGTGGGTGGCCGACCAGACGGGTAAGGACCGGAGCGAACTACGGCTCGTCAAGATGGGGATGAACACGTTCCGTATCGAGGTGGAAGCGGGGATTTACGACGACATCAGGTTCACCAAGCTGAACTGGTGGGCCCACCCTGATACGGTTGAGAAGCGCCGGGAGGAAACTGAGTGATGTCAAACCACAGCGAGTTGCTCACTGCAGTCCGAGACGCACTGGCTGCGATCCATGGACCGGCGGTTAGTGTCGCCCCTCCGAGTCCGCGAGTACTGTCCCTACGGAAACAACTTCTTCAGGACCAGCCAGAGCTGACAGTGCACGGGACGGGAAGTTCGCTTCCCAACAGGTCGAGGCGGTGATGCAAAAAACAAAGATCCGAAGCCCTGAAGCTTATGTCAAGTTCCTTGTGGAACAACCATTCTTCCGTAGTAGGTGTGTAGAAGACATCGAGAGGTTTGCAGGTATTGCCTTCGCTTACGTGACCGATGGCAAAGTCATCTACCCAGCAGCCGACGACTTTCCTGAGGAGGACGAGCCGCTGGTCGATGACGCTAAGGTAGATTTCTCACAATTCAAGCTTGCACGTCGCGGTAATGACGACTACTGCTGGCCCGAACAGTTTCCATGTCTCGTGGTCTCTCTACTAGAGGATGGTCACGACAGGGCAGGCAAGTTCGGTATCGCGGCAGTGGAGTTCGTCTACCCCAGTGATGTCGACTTTTTGTTACACAAAGTAGAGATCAAAGAGCATGGAAAAGTCTGACCTCAAGCAGCTCGCTAATTCCCTGTACACCGCTATTTGCTACGATAACAACCACTGCGTAGTTGTTAATGGCATCGGAGTTAGCGTTGCTCACGCTAAGGGTATGATAGCATTAGCTGAAGCCATGATAGGCGGCTCTGTTACGCTGTCCGTAGAAGAGTTCTCACTAACAGGTGAGCGTACCGTACTATTCACCAACGCGCCTGAAGGAACTCCTTCAGATGCGCCTACTGCCGACCCTGCTGAGCCGCCCCAGTAAAGGCATCATCCCAGGAGTATGAGTCAAATGAGTGAAGTAGAGAAGCTGATGGTAGATATTCTGGACGTGACAGCTCCCCAGATGGTGATCGACATCCTAGAGGACATAGAAGAGAGACTAAACCTACTGACAGAGAACGAGGATGCGTCCACACTGGAGTTGAACCCTGGGTTGGTGCGAATGTTCCAGGAACGTCTCTCAGAACTAGAGCATGGGGAGCTTGTGCCTCTGTGCGCCAATATTAGATACTACCTGGGTTGCTGATGCAGATCCTTAACTGGCTCGATAAGCTCTACAAGAAGTCGACCCCAGGCGAATGGGTACACACCGGGGATGTCACTCCTCGCGTCATTGACTGGCATGACGCTCCTGAGGGGCACGATCCCACCACGATAGTGGAATCTGAAGAAGACGCTCTGTTCCTCGTTACCCTCCGCAACGTGTTTCCACAGCTGATGGAGGTGGTCCGAGCAGCCGAAGAGCTAAATCTGCAGGTGAAGGACTCAGACCTTAAGGATGCGCTCTCTAACCTGGAGATGAAACTGCGGGAAGAGAGCGAAGAGCATGAGTGTCCGGGCTGCGAAGGGGAAGACTTCATCTCGTCTAACCGTGCAGGTGCCGAGTGCATGAACCCCAGCTGCGAGTACTATAGCCAGCCGTTTACCCTCAGCGAGATAACGCGCGAAGTAAAACGACGCCTCAGGCTCATCAGCGGGGGGTCAGTCCCACAATTCGAGCCAACGTTCAAGGGATGGACGGTGTCTAGGGTGTCTCCTGCAGTTGTTAGATGGTCACGAGGGAAAGAGCACTTTGACTTCCCCCTGTGACGAAGTAGAGAAGTACCAGAAGAAGCTAGACCTGCTCTCACCGGGCAGGTTTCGCATTTTGGAGCTTGTTGCCGTAACCAGGTACGGAAAAGCCCGCAATATCCAGCGCAGGTTCCGTTTCCGCGACGTTCAAACCGGAGCTGAGTTCGAGTACTACTGGCACAAGATCCAGGCCGAACTTAAGAAGAACCCGGAGAAGACTTTCCAAACGGAGGACACCCGGTCCGACACGGAGAAGTATCAGGAGCAGCTGGATGACCTGGCTCCCAGAAGGTTCTCCGTACTTCAATGCTTCAACAAGCAGCCTAGCCCTGAGAGCCGGAGCCGCAAGTACGTCAGAGTCCAAGACTCCAAGTACTCTACGGAGTTCGACTACGACATTGGAGCACTGAAGCAGGAGCTGAGGGCTAACCCTGACTCGCGCTTCTTCGTCGAAGAGTTCTGCGAGAAGGACTTCACGTCCGAAACTCAGTCCAAATTTGACGTCCTGTCGCCGGGGAGACTGAGGATACTGGGCGCACGACGCACGGGTCCTCCATACAAGTACGAGATTGACTTCATCGACACCTGGTCATGGCGAAAGTGGGAGGGTGAGAACCCATACACGTGGATCCGAGGACTGACCGAGGACCCCGAGTACTCCCGCCAGGAGGCCATTGAGCTGGAGGGTAAGACCCTGCCGCAGATTGCGGAAGAGCACGGCTACAGTCGGGCGCACATCCACAAGCTATACAAGAAGTGGGGCGATGACTTCATCGACTACCTGAAGCCCCATGCTCCCTACTCACCGCTGGAGGTGCTGGTACAGGGGTGGCTTGATGGAGAAGAGGTGGTCCTAGGCAAGAAGCTCGACGGTACCAACATCTTCCCAGACGTATATCTGCCGCAGCACAACCTGGCGGTGGAGTGCGATGGTCTGTACTGGCACTGCGATCGCTTCCGCGACAGGCGTTACCACTTCGAGCGCCGACAGACCTACGAGTCAGTAGGAGTCAGGGCCCTCTTCTTCCGAGAAGATGAGCTGCTGGAAAAGCCGGAGATCTGCCAGGGCATTCTACAGAACGCGCTGGGAAGGAGCCGTAGGGTGTTCGCCCGTAAGACCACGCTCGGCAGTGCTCCACCCTCTTTCTTTGAGAAGAACCACCTCATGGGTAAAGGAAGTGGCCGAGGCTACGGTCTGTACCACGACGGGGACCTGGTAGCGGGGATGAGAGTTCGATGGGTTTCAAAGTCTCAGAGACAGCTCGACGTCTCTCGGTTCTGCACCAAGCTGGGTGTATCCGTTGTGGGTGGTTGGTCCAAGCTACTCAAGCACGTCATTGGCCAGGAAGACCCTTCATCCATTCGTACCTTCGTAGACATGAGGTACGGAACAGGGGCCTACCTAGAAAAGATGGGGTGGAAGCTGGAGTCTTGCCACGCCAGCTTCAACTGGACGAAGGGGATGGAGTCGTTGCACCGGCTACGCTACCCTGGGAGTTCTGGGTATGAGGCGGGGTACCGAAAGATATGGGACTGCGGGCAAGCCAAATGGGTGTTGCAGGTGAATTAGAAAAGGCCGGGTCGAAAGACCCGGCCTTTTCTTTAGGTACTAAGACCTAGTGGGCTCAGCTCTTCTTGACACCGAGCATGGCATCGCCAACGCTCGGGACCTTGGAGCAGAAACCGATCTCTGTTCCACCGGCAGCGCTGGTCACGAGACCCGCGGCGCCAGTGTAGAGGGCGCCGCCCACTGCGTACGCCTGTGAAGAGTCGTACACTGTGGTGAAGATCTCGAACTCAGACCCGTCACCGATCACGGATACCTGCGAAAACAGCTCCTGTGCTCGGTTGTTGATGCTACGCTCGTGCTCAGTCGCAAGGATCTCGGCGAGGGTGGGCTGGTAGCGGTAGTAGATGGTGACGGTCTCACCAGCCTGGGCCGCATTGAATTCAGCGGTACCCGCGGAGTCATCCACGGAGTACTGACCTGCGGCGGGCGGACTCGCCGCCTCGGTAAGCGCACCTGAAGTGCTCGCTACTGCGTAAGTGCTCCCAGCAACAAGGCTGGAATGGGCGAGGGTGGAGGTGCCACCGCCGGTCGGGACCACAAGCTCCTCCACCACCGGAGCGGTGACGTAGCTCATGCTGTCGGTAAGGGCGAAGCCCGCGAAACGCTCACCGCCAGCACCAGCGGACGGCTGAACCGCCATGGTGCCGTCGCCAGCGTCAACGTAGACGAGGCACTGGGCCTCCTCTGTGATCGTCGCGCCGGCCGCAAGGGGACGCTCGCGAAGATCGTTGTGGTAACCACGTGTAAGATCGAATGCCATGATTGATTTCCTCTAGAAAGGTAGTTGGTTTAGCGACGCATTGAAAGCTTCATCTTAGCCTTCAAGCTCGCCTTGTCGTCGACCTCCGCGTTGCCCTCGAAAGCGGCGTCACGGTAGGTGTGAAGTGGAACATTGTGGATGTTTGCCGCCGGGATGTTCTCGGCAGCAGCGACCACGGGTGTACGGTGAGAGAAGCCACGGATCTGCTCCTCAAGCTCAGCAAGAGCCTCAGGCTGAAGATCCATCCACTTTGAAGCCTGCTTGAAGCACGCCTCAAAGTGGTCCGCCGCCTTGGCCTGGTAGGCCGCCTCGATGATCGAAACGGCACGACTGTTGTCTACGCCAGCATCAGTCATCCGGGTGAACATCTCCTCCTTGAGGGGGTTCGCCTGGATGAAGTTCTTCGACTGTGCGTGAACAACAAGGTTCAGGAGGTTGAGCATGTTGTCGCGAAGATCGGCCTTCGCCTTGCGAAGCTCGGCCTTCGCCTCCGCCTTTACCGACGCCTCTACCTGGCGGTACGCATCAGCACCCGCGACAGCCGCCACGTAGGGACGACCACGGACACCAGCGAGAACCTCCTGGAAGGAGAAGCGACGAGCCGCCTCACGGACAGAATCCGCGTACTGCTCGGTGACAAAGAGGGAAGCAACCTTCTCCGGCTCCTCCTGGTCGCGGAGACGAATCTCACCGACCGGGCGGCCATCAGCAAGAACGATCCAGTGAGGATCCTGAGACTCAGCGCCAAGAAGGAGCATGTCCAGGTGAGCGTTCTTCTCGATGGAAGAGGGGTTGACAACGGGAGCCACCATCTCAGCAGGTACCGCGGACGCGGGGGAACTTGCGGGGGTGGGGGCTGTGGCTTCATGAGACTGAGTGCTCGCTACCTCGGCAGCCTTGCGCGCGGCAATACGCTGCTGACGAGCTGCTCTTAAGGCTTCTGCGTCGTGCTTTTTAGCCATTGTAGTATTTTCCATTATGGGCCGTAGAGCATTTGTCCAGAGGCGCAATCAGACACCATTGTCTTATCACGCACTACGCTCATTCTGGAAAAGCGTAGATTTGTTCTCCAGATAACGGAGAATTAGTAGGGTTTTAGCGACCTTCGCAAGGCGCTTGGTAATTGTGGAGGCAGATTTGGACCTTTGCGTGCCAAATTCGCCCTGAAAATCGTCATGAACGGTGCGAAGATTCTTGTACCGACGAATCATACTCTCTAGGGGAGCATCTACTAGATGGAGGACCACATCGACGGCTTTAACTCGATTGAACATGCCGATCACTGCCTTGTGCATCTTCTGCACCATAGGATGGGCGAGAACCTTCTTGGAAGCTTCTTCCTTGCTAGCTCCCTGCTCCACGAACATCTCTACACCAGAGCGGTACCGCGTCTGGAATACTTCGAAGAGCTTCTTGTGCTGTTCTGCAGTGGTCTTACGGAACTCACGGATGGAAGACAGGGCGTTCGACGCAGACATGAGACCCATACCAGCTTCCTCGACGAAGCGATCAGCAGCCTTGGCATACTGAGGGTAGTTGTCATTGTCGAATGTGATCTTCTTACCAATAATCCGCACGTTGTTGATCAACTCTTCCGCGTGATCGACGTAGTCGAACACAGGGCGGATGAGTGAAACGGCCTCTTCGATGGTTGCTTTAAGCTTGGGATCGACCTGGTCGACCTGATCGTCTGCTGCGATTGCCTCAGTAGCCTTGGGCACAAGGTCGTTGCGGAGCCGGATCAGTGCTCGAATGTTCACCAGGAGCTTGGAGGCGGCGCCTTCCAGCTGCTTGTTACGCTCGGTAGAGACAAACTTCTCAGCGCCCGGGTCGTCCGTGAGGAGGAGACTCATATCATTCTGATCTGGAGGAAACTGAGCCTTCATGGCCAGCTCATGCGCCTTCAGCTTACGAGACTCTGCCTCCGTTATCTCGTTTGCCCACTTTTTCTTGTAGAGTGCATCTACCTCTTCTTTTGAAAGAAGTGCAGCTTCTGTATTCCTAAGTTCTACCTGCTCACGCTGACGCTCGATAGCGCGCCAGATCTTGCGCTCTTTGGGGTTGAGCATGTCTACGCCCTGCTCCTTAACCTTGCGCAGAACTTTGCGTTGCAACGCGGGGTTCAGGGTAAGGGCGAGCTTCTGAAGGCGATGGCTAGTAGGTCTCATGATCTCAAGCTAGAAATAACCAACGTATCCGAAAGGTTCTGTGTTGGTGTAAAAGCACGCTATGGAATTCGACCTTCAACCTCTACAGCCATCGCTTGCGTTGTTGCGAGAGGAAGCCTCAGAGTGGGAATGGGGCTGTGTGCTGGTGCACTTCAACACACGCAACTACATAGGTACTAGGGGTGGCGAGACTGTCTCGGTGGTAAGTAAGACCGATGGATGGCGTGTGGAAACAGATGTTGGGTCTGTCCCGCTAGAGTACTGGCTGAATGGAGGGGGAAATGAAATCACTTGATGACGTCGTAGACAAGGAGAGCGGTGGTCCCCTTCCTATTCTTCCAGCAGAGCAGCGGGTGGCGAACCTGGAAGGTGACATCCGTCTCCTCAAGTCCAAGATCAAGAGGCTCCAGAAAAGAGGCCTCTACTACCGCCATCAGCGAAACCGCCTGATCTTGTGGGGGCTCCAGGACCGGTTCATGCGCTTCGTGATCTCCAACGTCGTGGGCGCGGAGTGGACCGAGCTGATGCGTGGACTGGTTATGGAGGGGGAGTTCGACAAGGACGAACTGAAGCAGATCAGCATGCAGGACATCGAGGAGCAGCTTGAGCTGAAGTGGAACGAGAAGGCGGGGGTCTACAAGTCCACTCGCAAGGAAGAGAAGAAAAAGAAGAAAAAGAAGAAAGCCTAGAAGAGGCTCTCGTCCTTTTCCATCAGCTCTTCTACTTCCACCAGCGTGCTTCGTAGCAGCTTGAGTTCCTCCTGGTCCTCTGTGGAAAGTTCGTCCTCATCGAGGTCCGCAGTGAGATCCTGGATCTCATCCTCCAGCTCGCTGTGTAGGGACGAGAGTCCGATACCCACACGCGTAGACGGAAGTCCCGCAGCCTTGGCCATGTCTAGGAAGTCGTCAGCCAGGTAGAGGGCAAAGTCTAATGGCTCCCCTACTGGTACGTTGACTGTCAAAAATGAGGTCAAGAGTGACCCAATCCGACGCACCACATCCTTTGGAGGAGGGTCCTCCGCGGCGATGAGTTCTTCGAGAACTTCAAACACCTGCTCTCGCACCGCATCGTCCTTGAGGAGGGGGTGCCAACCATGAAGGTAAAAGTACCTGGCGGGTAGGTTTCGACTAACGAGCATCTTCACGGCATCAGATCCTCGACGAAGTACTCCGTCGATGATGCCCTCCTCCGACCCTGGCGTTTTCTCTGCCATCTCAATAGCATTGAGAACGGCATCGTGAGATAAACGGGGGTTGGACAGAAGCGTGCGTGCCGCCTCAGGACGTCCATGCTTCACCTCTTTGTTACCCTCCTCGTTGGTCACAACGCGAGTGAAGAACAGCGGGAAGATGCTCTCCAGTTCCTCCCCGGTCAGCTGTACATTCTTGGACAGGTCTACCCGCTTGAGATTCTGCAGGACGAAGTCGTAAGGTAGGTAAGGGTTGCGCACGATGCCCTCGATAGGGCTCAGTACTGGAATCTCTTTGGTGTCAAGGCTGGAGAGCACCTCCTGGAGGAGGTCTCCCTTGATGGAGCGCAACGTTGCGTGGAGGGCATTCTGTGGGTGGTTCCCTCCCCGCTGCTCTAGCGTGGCGTCAGTGAGTGCCGTGAGGATCTCCTCCTTTAGCCCAGCAGAGGACAGTAGATCCGTCAAAGAGCTACGCCACACCTCGGTCGGAGCATAAGTAAGCCCGTCGCCGTCATACAGCTTCTTCGCTTTGACGAACTCTTCCACGTAGGGGCGGTACTTGGGACTGACCGGATTTGCGTTCTTCTTGCCTCTGATCTGCCCAACGGTCACCTGGCCGTTTTTCTTGTTCAGCTCGATGGTGGCATGAGGCATGTTCTTGGGATCGCGTAGGGATAGGATGGTAGACCTGCCCCTATCTACGTCTTCGCAATACCCACCCACGCAGTGGTCCATGATCCTGCCCTCGACACCCAAGTCTTGGGAGGGAACGTTCACAAAAACCCAGCCGTTGCCAAAGTCGTAAACGACGTCACGACTTTTAAACGGGCCATAACGCCCGTTTTGATCGACTTGTGGCTGCGGTTGCCTCGTGATCTGCCGGTGCCACGTATCCGATGCCTGAACAAGGTCCTGGACTGACGCCCCAGCTAGGGAAGGTGAGTTGGCAGCGATCCAGTCTGCTACTTCCCTAAGTTTCTGCTGGCCTACCTGAGCAACTACGTCCTCCTGCTGCATGAGGAGCGTCGCAAAGTCGCGAGCCTGAGCCTTGTTGAGGCGCTGGCCAATCTGATCGATGAGGCGGATGACAGCCTCAGAGAACAGCGGACCCGTCTTGGCCAGCTCCTGCAGCTGCATGTAGAACTCCCGCTTGTCCTGATCAGGCTGAGGCTGCTCCGTTCGCTGGAGCTGCTTCAGGTTGATCTTGACCAGGGCATCAGAATTGGCTCCTGCCTCCACAAGTCGGTAGAGGCAGGAGGCAAATCTAGTGCGTGCAGCCAGGCGGGAGTACTGAGGCACGAAGGAGTCTCATCCGTTCCAGGGCTTGACCCAACGCTGAATGGCCTCGGGGTCAGCCTGACCGCCATGACCCTCGGCGCCGTTGCCGTTGGTGATGACCGATGACTCGATGTAGCAGATCTGACGGCAGATTTCAGCAATGACGAACTGCTTCGCCCCCGCTGAGATGAGGCGCCCCTTACCGCGGCCCGATTCCATGTGCCGGCAGGCGATGCGGCCGTTCGGGCTCGTAGCACCGCAGCCCGGGAAGTTACACTCGGTGTACCCAACAAGGGCACCCATCGAGTGACCCTTGAACTCACCACGAAGGATGGACTCCGCCACATGACGGTCCTTGGTACGGTCCCACCCCGCGAGAATGACGATCTTCCAGAGGTCTGTTCCGGCAACCTTCTGCAAGTTGGCATCGAAAATCACGCCCTTTGCCTTCCGAGGGTCGCGGTTGTCGTGGTCACGGTGGGTGGGCTTACCCACGAAGCTGCGGTAAACCAGAGCCCCTGTCTCCGGGTTAAAAGACGATACCTCGTCGTACGGGAACAGGTCGAGGTTCCGGTTCGGCACGTCTACGGAGACGATTGGGATCTCCGTGATGACGTAGTCGTTGATGTTACCCGAGATGAGGAGCTTCTCAGCCGCCTTGGGGAGCCACGAGATGTCAATAGCCGACTGCTTGTTCAAGAAGTTGTCGGACGCAGCTCGGAGCTTGCCAGAGAAGTGGTCCTTCTCCATGCGACAGGTGTGGCCTTCGAACAGCCGGGTGTTTTGGATTACTTCGCCAGTCTTAAACATGGTTCATTCCTTGAGCATAGCAGGGTCGTCGACGAATCCGTTGATGACGTTGTTCACGTGCTTGGACTCTTGGGTTATTGAGTTGGCGATAAGACGAGCCTGATTGGGATTGTCGCGGAAGAACTGGTTCCGGATGTCCTTTACTTCCTGCATGTCCGGCGGCTTAGACCCTGCGATGCGGCGTTCACGTACTTGAGTTAGATGAGCCACAACAGTCAGCTCACCGGCAAGAAGCTTGGGGTCTGGGCAGACCTTCTGGAGGTTCTTGTAGATGTCCATGGCCACCTCGCGGGTGACGTCGGCGTTCTTGAGAATGCCGATACGCGCCATGATGTAGCGTAGAACTTGATCTCGCCTGTTGTGGCCAGTGGACAGGATGCGGCGAGCCTCAGCCTTGGTAAGGGTCTTCGCCAGCTTCTCACCTAGGGAATCGAGAAGACGCCGAGCATAAAGCTCAGCCTGATCCTTGCTGATGCCCATGAACTCGCCGCCCTTCCAGACAGGGAGGGCGTCGAGAAGGTCCAGCATCTCCCGGTCCCTGCGGTAGTTGCGACGGGTCGAAGTGATGATGTTGGGCGCCGTGGCAGCGTCGGCGGTCTTTTCGGTAGCCGCGCCCTTGAATGAGGCGCCAATGGAAGGAAGTTCTAGGCCGGCATCGGCGCCAGCGTCGCCGCCCATCATGTCGCCGCCCATGCCTCCACCCATGTCACCCATGCCTCCACCCATGTCGCCCATGCCCATGTCACCCATGCCCATGCCCATGCCCATGCCCATGTCGCCCATGCCACCACCGAGGTCACCTAGACCGGAGCCAAGGTCGCCGCCCATGCCACCCTGGCCGCCGGCTGCCTCAGGCGCTAGCTCCATGACCTTCTTCTTTTGGCGCGCTAGCTGGCGAGAGGTCTCAATGTCATCGGAGAACTGTTCAATCTCCGAGTCGAGATCGAAGCCAGCGGCGGAGGACCAAGTACGCTTGGTAACTGGGATGCCCTTTTCCTCCATCATCTGGAGGATTTCCAGGTAGTCTCGGTCAGCTACCGGCTTGAGGCTCTTCTCCCACGCCAAGGTGGGGAGGATGTACCTGCGGTTGTCCTCGTTGAAGTCACTCGCCACGCGAATCCGATGATCGACGTTCGCCTTCTTCTGATGGAAGAAGCCATTTCGCTCGGCGATTGGCTTGAGGATCTTCTCCTTGATGAGGGAGTTGACGAAGTAGTTACGATGGGCCTTGATCTTCTCAAGGAAGGTGGACATCACCTGTTCCATCGCATTGAAGTTCGCGTCCCCCGTGATGAACTGCTCACTCACACCGAGAGCGTTGAGCTTGCCTTGGAGCAGGAACTGCCATTCATCGCTGATCTTGGTGATGTCGCTGACGGTGCCTCCGCCAACTTCTGAGGCCTGAACACCAGACCGTGTCACTACAAGAGCGCCAACGGGATCCTCGTCAGCCTGCATGAAGAGGCCTGCAAGGTCATCCAGCTCACCTGGGCTCGGCTCCCACACGTCGTCGATTCCAGCAGTGATGTGCCGGATACGGGAGGCCCTACGGCGGCTGGCCGCAATCGTGGAGTTCACCAGGGCCTTTTCATAGGCCACGAACATGATGATTCGAGTGAAAATACTCGCCCCCGTCACGTCGTACGGGGAGACCTTCCGCGGAAGGTAG